CGCCCATCTGCGGAGGACGACCAAAGCCACCCATTTGCGGTGATTGATTCCCACCAAAGCCACCCATCTGAGGGCCTTGATTACCACCAAAGCCACCCATACCACCCATTCCGGGATTAGAGCCACCCATGCCATAACCACCAGACATAGGAGATTGACCCATTGACTGACCCATAGGCTGTGGACGTTGACCGTAACCCATCTGACCGCCGCCAAAGCTGTTATTCATAGGCTGTTGACCAAAGCCCATCTGATTGCCACCAAAGCCGCCTTGCTGACCGCCAAAGCCCATAGGTTGACCACCACCGCCTGCTCCGCCGCCACCAGCCATGATTACACCTTCCTAAATGGTTTTACTTTCTGTTTAATTTTAGCTGGTTGTGGCACAAACTGTTTACCTGCCGCTTTACCTGCTCGCTTAGCTTTAGTCGTTGCTGCATACTCTGCAGGAGATAATGCTTTTATAGCCTTCTCTGGCAAGTACCTCTCACCCGTTTCTGAGGACTTCTTGCCGGACTTTGTAGTCCATTTCTGGTCGCCCCAAGCTTTTAAGGATTGTTGCGGCTTCTTAATCACGATACCCGCCGCCAGCTTTTTTATAACGTTGTGCAACCATTTGTGCTTTTCTGGCACTCCATTGACCAGCACCTGTACCTGCTGTGGCTTCTGCCTTTACAGCATTAAAGATACGCTTACGTAATTCTGGTTTGGTGTAGTTACCAGCCTCATTAACCTTAGACTTAACCTCGCCACCATCAGCAAACATCGTAAACTCATCACCATCTTTACGACGAGCTTTTTTACCCCCGGGCATTTTTGCGGGGTTAATCGCACCCATGCCACGAGAGGCTCTCATATCAACACATCCCGCCGGACTTCATCTTAATCATTGTGCCTTTGGTTTTGCCTTTAGAAACGCAACCATCAGCGCGGCTAGAAGCGGAACCACCTTTAGCAAGCTTGGTCATATTTGACTTTTTGCCGCCGTGCAACTGTGACTCGTGCATACCGATAGCTTTTTTAGCCATTGCTTTGTCTTGCATCATATCGTTTTTCATAGCACCACCTTCATTAAAAAGTTTCATTTTACCGTGATCGGTTTTGGGTTTTCCTGCTTTCTGTAAGTCAGGACGACTTCCAGTGGTAAATCTTTTACCTTTACTTGCCTTAGAATACTCTTGCGCAACACCTACTGGGATACCTGCTTCTTTAGCAAACGCTGGATTGTGCGCTGCAGCGTCCATGAATTTCTTTTGTTTTTCACTTGTTGCTGGCATATCAACCTCGGAATTGTCCAACTATATAGCCAATAAAACCTGTAATGCTACTTACAGCCGTGCCTATCCAAATAAGAGTTTTCCATCCACCTTCAGCTCGGTCAAGCTTCTGGTTGATTAAGTCAATTGTAGCCTTCATAGCATTTAGCTCATGAAGAACTTGATCCATATCAGACTGGATATGTTTAATTTCGTTAGCGTGGGTAGCTAACTCACGAGCGGTCTGCACGAGGTCTTCCATTTCAACATTTCCATCTTTTGAGGCTTGCGGCTTTGCGGGTGGGCCTGCCTTTCTCGTCCTTCATAGGGCCGGGCATACCACTCATTCTTGCGCAAAATGACTTCTTGCGTGGGCCACCCTCGGGCTGTGGAGCCTTTAGGTTTGAGCCTGTTGCTGCGTTGTACTTGGCACGGCCTTTGGCAGTTAACCCAGCCCCCTGCTTGACAGGCAGCTTTTCGCCACGACCGACAGCAAGGGAGGGGGTCTTCTTAGCCATAAAACACCGTAGCATGAAAGCTTGTGGGAAGAAATACACGGATTCCATTGTGAGCAAGAATTCCTTCGCCCGGAATTACTATATTGTACGGAGTAGGTTCAGAAGAATCTGCTTGCAATAACACATCGTTGTAAACCACTACAGCGCCACTTGCGGCACCTGAGTTAGCAACCGTTACCGTAAATACGTTAGCGTTTGTAACTGTTTGAACTTGGTAAGGATTGTCAGTTAAATCCCAGTCAAGATACACCCAATCACCAGCGGATAAACCATGATTCGCCGCAGTAACTGTAGCAGTAGTGGTTGAACGTGCATACGTGCCTGTGATACTTACATTATCCACAAAGGCTGCATAACCGGTTGTTCCTGTAAAAGGGAACATAACCGCTCCCTTTAATCGGGTGCGTCCAGAAACAACAAGCCCGCTTGTGCTAGCGTGTTTCGACTTAACGTCATATTGCATAGCCATGATCGGCTCCTTTTATTTGGAGCGATTAGGCAATAACAGCCACGCCAGTCACGAGGTCGATGTTGGCTGAACCGTTTGAGAACACCATTGTGCTACCCGAAGATGTACCAGAAACAAAGTAAATTGTTCCGGCGTTACCAGCAGCGGCTGCGGGCAATGAAGCCAATGTACGGACAGCCAGCTTTACGCCACCTGTGCCTGTAGCGGCAAGGGTCAAACCAGCAATTGCGCCTGTAGCTGTAACGGTAGTGGCAGTCACGTTGCCAGTCATGTTACCAATAAATCCGTTTGTGGATGTGACTGGGCCGGAGAAGGTGGTCGAAGCCATGATAATTCCTTGTATATGCAGTACTACGCCTTACTGTCTCTGCATCGTCCGCTGGGGCGGTCAGTAAAGCTGGAGGTTCCCAGATTTCTTTAATAATAACCTATACAACAATAAATGCAAGTATAAAAAGCAAGCCCCCCAACCTTTTGAGCTGAGGGGCTGCGTCTAACCACCGAAGTAGTTAGAGGGGTACTTACGCACCAGCAGAGCCGAACATCCCCAACGGATCGCTCCATCCAAAGCTGTAACGCTCGCGAGACTTGTAACGCACGTTGCCTGTGTCGAAATCCCCGTCCATAGAATTACTTAGGGGTGTACGAACAAAGTGCTTCATGCCGTTAGGCACATCGGTTGTCAAGAACCAAGCGTTTGTGTCGGTCAGGAAGTTGTTAACAGTGTAACCACCCGAGATCGAACCGTTGTTCTTGATTGCGTTGATGTCGTTGTCAGCCGTACCAACACGCAATTCTGTTTCGAGCAAACGAGTTGCAACGAACTGGAGTGCGGGAGGAATGACCAACTTAACAGGCTTAGCAGCGATCAAAAGGCCACGTTCATCTGTCCATGCAGCGATTTGAATAACGGCGGCTTCCAAAGAAGTCTCGTTCAAGTCAGCAGGAGTAGAAGGAATGTTGCTGTTTGTGCCGCCACCAACCAAGGGGTGAGCATTGCTGAAGAGAGCAACGCCGTCGCCGCCAACATAGCTGGAGCTAAAACCGTTGTTCAAGACAGAAGCGCCTTTAACTTGTTTGGTGTACGCCATTGCGCGGGCGAGAGCCTTTGTATAACGAGCAGACAGTGAGTCATACAGGTTATCTTCAATTGCCTCTTCCGTCAGGGAAAACCCTAAAGCGATGGTCTCGTGTGAGTAACGAGCAGTCCAAGCTTCTTGACCGTTATCGTATGCAATTGCAGAACCTTCGTTCTTAACAGGTGCAGCCGAGAAGCCAGAAAGTTTGGTCTCTTCTTCAAACGAACGCTCGGAGGTCTCTGTTTCGTAGATCTCTTTGTGCTGTTCGCCATAAGTCGCATACTCCATACCGAACAATGCGTTCAGTCCGGGGAGCAGCTCTTTCAATAGTTGTGCGCGTGAAATAGCCATGATTTAGCTCCTTATACGCCGACGGCGGTGTTGTATGCATGCATACCGAAGTTGAACTTTACGATCACTTCAGGATACAGCGTGTTGCCGCCAGAAATGTAGGCGGTATCAGGCACAACGTCAACAATGCGAATTGTCAATGTATCAGTTGTAGCGGTTGAATCAAGCAGAGCAATTTGGGAATTGCCAGCAGCAGTGATTGCGGTGTTGTTTACGATTGTGGCGTTATTGCCAACAGCAGTAAATTGAACGCCTGTCACGACTGTTGTGCCGGAAACGACAGCAACTTGGAACAATGTATCTGGATCATCACAAACATAAGCTGTGATATAACCCTGTGTCACTGTAGTTCCGCCAACAAAGTTCTGTTGGAATTGCAGTTGACCAGTGCTTGGGTTAATAAATTCACAACCAAGAAACACGCCAGCGAAGCCGCCAGTAGGTTTAGCAGTTGTAGCAGCTGAACGAGCGACAGTGCCGTCGTCAACACGAACCAAGAGATCACCAAAACCAATCGAAGTTGCATACGCGCTAGCAATACGCATCTTACGAGTGGAGCCAGCAAACACCTGACCACCAATCAGATTGATTGGCTTAAAGCCATAAGGCTTTTCAATAGTGGGGTAAGCCATGTTTAACTCCAAAGATTAAATTTAAGAACCTTTACCAAAACTTGTCGTGGACTTGCTCTCTTTAAAGATCGGCATCCGCGCATCGCTTTGGCGCATTAAATTATTGTCTACAGAATCCGTCTGAGCCTGTGTTTGGCGGGCATAGTGTGCCGCACGTTGTTCCACAAATTCAGTAGGAGTCTTGCAAAGCAATAACCCGTCAATCTCAATGTTGTCTTTAAAACGACTATTGGGATCAACTAGCAGTTGAAATTTCGGTTGTTCCTCTATCTTGACTGGTTCCCAACCTTCTCTCAGTTTGGATGAGAGGTTACGGGGGTCAGCTTTGCCTAGAGTGGCAACTCGGATCCATCTATACGAGAACCCAGCCTGTTTATCTGGCTCGGGGAGCAACTCCGCTTGCGCCCACTGCTTTGGACGTTGTTGGGTTGCACGGGTCTCTAATTCACGGGTAAGTCGATTTTCAGCCATTATTGGGCCTCCAGTTTAATTGCTTCACGAGCGTATTGTTCGGGGGTCAAACCAAGTTTCTTGGCAAGTTGGATCTGACTAGCCTTCAATCTCACCTTGTTAGGAGAGGTGCTTCGTGCAGCAGAAGCGACTACCGTGCCTGACTTTGTACGAGGTGTTCTCGTTTCTGGCTCAGAACCCTCAAAGTTTTCTGAAAACCGTCTGCGCATTGTTTTGTCCAATGTCGCATAATAATCATCTGAACCAACAACCACACCGTTGCGTTTAAGCTTTTCATGCAAACCTAAAGCTGCAGCAGTCATTTCCTCATCTTGACCAAACCAAGGGTTTCGCTCTTGCCACGATAACGCTCGATTGTCTGGTCGGGAAACAGGTTGTTCTTGATGCTGTTGTACTGCAAAATTCTCTTCCTGTAAAGGAGTAGGGCGAAAATTCTTAGCTGAATGCAACTTAAGGTTGGCATCTTGCATCGCCTGTTGTGCCTCTACTAACCGGTCGCCATCTCCAGAGTCATACGCTTCTTTGTATGCTTTTTTCGCCATTTCCAGTTCCATAGAGGCAGCGCTCTGGACTGTATTGACGTACTCTTGTTCACCCGCTGAGTACTGCGCTCGGAGACGTTTATTTTCTTCCGAAACCTTACGGGCGTATTCAACAGCTTCTTGTTGTTCACGGTAGGCAGACTCTTTGGCTCGGCGTTCATCGTGCCAAACCTTCTTCATTTGCTTGAGTCGAACCTTAACTTTATCGGAATACTCTTCCAACTCGTCTTGTTCTAACTCTTCTACTACCTCTTTGGGCATGGGTTCGCGCCCACGATCCGGTTCTGGGGTGTCGTCTTCAATCTCAATTTCGATCTTATCTTCGACATCTCCCCCTTTACTCATTTCAATTTCGTCGGGGAACTTAAACTCGTCTTTTTCGTAGTCAGCCATTTTGTAGGCTCCTTATTTACGTTTAATACCGCGAGGGTCGTCTACAACGCCTTCAACAGTGTCATCATTAATGAGACGGAACTCACGTCCATGAATAACCAGTCTTGAGCCAGCATTAGGGCGCACTAACACAAAATCGCCCTTCTGACACCAAGCTCCGGATGGAAATTTGTTTGCGTCTTTGTAGCAGTCTGGGCCTAAGTCCACGACAAACAGAACCGTTGTGAGGATCTCTTCGTTGCGTAAGGTTTCGTCTGCTTTAATGAGTCCACTGTCGTACTCTTTTTCCATTTCTGGAATGGCACACAGGATGTGGTAGCCAGAGGGACGGGGAAGTTGCTTTGCTTTCTCTTCAGCGGTAGCTTCGGAGCTGTACATACCTACTACTTGCGGGTTATTGGGGTTTGAGCCAATAAGGATTTCACTCATCCGAGTTCTCCATGCGTTGTTTGAGGTCAAGGGTATAGCCCCGTGCGATGGTAAGACCTCTAATCTCACCGCACAGTTTTTTGTACTCCTCGTAAGTTTCGGGTCTGCCCGTACTTACAAAATCTTGGAGTTGTTCAATCTTTTCGTCAATCTGCTTAACTAAAACCTCGAAAGCATCCATCATTCACCTTTTGTCGGTTTGTTTCTTTGTTGCATTTCCATTTGACGTTGTTTAATAGCAACATCTGCCCCAATTTTGATACCTTCAGACTGCTGTTTGGCGTCACTTTCGCGTTTGCTTTGCTCAGCTTGCAGGCCAATCTTAATGCCTTCTAGTTGCTGTTTATCTTCGGCGGTTCTTTTATCTTGCTCAGCCTTAAGACCAATACGCGCTCCTTCAATTTGCGTTTGGTTGTCAATGCGAGACTGTTCAATCTGCAACTGTTGCTGTTTAAGCTGTGCATCCATAGCGTCTTTTTGCTTCTTGCGCTCCAACTCAGCCTGTTTAATCTGCAACTCTTGTTGCTGCATCTGGACAAGTGGGTCTTGGGCTTGCTGTTGAGCTTGCTGCTGTTGAGCTTCTTGCTGGTTCATCTGCAATAACTGCTGCGCAGCTTGGGCTAACAATGGAGCCAAACGAGCTTCAACTTCTGGATTCATATTGGTATCTTCGCCAGCCTCGTCTTTCTGAGGTGGCAAGTTCATACCTAATTGCTCTTCAATCTGCTTGCGGTACTCCATACCCAAATGCTCGTTTAAATGGTTCTGCATTGCAGACTGAATCTGTGGAGCCATAGGATTATTTTGCAGTAATTGCATAATCTTTGGATCCTGCATGGCAGACATGTGAACCGTGATGTGGGCTTTGTGGTCTTGGTAAGCAAAAGCCTTGACCGGCTTCATCATAAGAACGTTCTGATTTTCAGT